TCATTCCCACTTATTTAATTCACATTTCTTATCATCTTGTCTTAGAAGTGTCGATAATGGACACCCACATATATCACACTTCATACCCTCTACCTCTTGCAAGGTATAGTCAGGCATGAATTGTTGGTAAGTACCCTTCACAGCATGAGGACACTGAGCGCATATTTGCGCCCGTTCCTTTGCTTTTTTCTCTGTTTCTGAGTTGGGAAATAAGTAATTATCCCACCCTTTAAGTATTGCTTTTAATTTTATCATAACTGTTGAACTGGTAAGAAGTTAGTATTATTACCCGCTACAACTCCACTCTTTACCATACCCTCGGAAGTCCCTGCTGTAGCTCCTTCGTATGCCCCTTGTGTGGCTCCTGCTCTCGCTCCCTGGTACGCACCTTCTTGAGTACCCTCCAATGATCCTTGTTGAGTGCCTCGTAAAGCCCCTTCTCTTACCGCTTCTGTCAGCTCTGTAAAGTCTATATTAGCATTTACTTTAGCCTGTCTTACTATATCCCCTTGTGCGAAATAGAAGGGTTTATTAACTCCTCTTCTTGTAGAGTTGTTAATAAGTTCGAGAATTGGGAAATATCGTGCAGTAGCTCTCTTGTTCACTACAAATTCCCCTCCCTCCATCTCATAGCCGCCAACGCCTGCTACAGAGAAAGGTACTCCTCCTTCTGCATGACTTCTACCACTAACAGGGCCGCCTTCTGCATATTTAACCGTAGTACTCATTATCTTATTTACATTCAGAAATCCCATCGCTCCTGTTATCCCTGCCATAATTGCATTATATGGAGGAGGGTATGCTGATAGTGCCTTGGTAATCCCTAAGTATGTATTAATGGTAGCTTCAGCCACCGCAGCTGCCTTGCCTACTGCTGTATGTTCACCAAATAGCTGCTTGGCTTGTCCAAAGGTAGTACTTGCCAATTGCATTTTACTTTGTTCTACTTTCTTGCGTTGTTCCAATATTTCAAGGTCATGTTTACGCTCAGTTTGCGTTCTCATTATTTGGTATTGGTCTTCTGTTATCTTCTTGTCGGCGAGGAGCTGCTCTATACCTTGCATTTCCTGATCGTGTCGCTGGCTCATCTGCTCAGCTTCTATATCCCATTGGTACGCACCTTCCTCTTGCATCTTAAGGAGCTTATCTTGAAAGTCTAACTCCTTCTGCACCTTCTCATCTTCTCGTTGTTGTTGCTTGAGTTGCTTGTCTAATTCAATACCTTGGTTATCATATTCCTGCTTGAGTTGTAACAGGGCCATCTCATGCGCTTGCTGTTGTTCATAATCCCACTGGTTAGCATCCTCCTTGAGTTGCTTCTCCTTCTCCAATGCATCCACCCTCATTTGGTAGATAGCTGCTTGCCGTTCTTGTTCTTGTGTTACTATCTCCGCTGTTAGTCTCGCTTCCTTGCTTATTTTAGATTGGTTCATTTGCTCATACAATTCGAGTTCCTTTTGTACGGCATTAATGGATAAATCTACCTTCGTATTAGCAAAGTCCTTCTCTAACTTTCTTTTCTGTTCCTCGTATTCTTGACTGCTTACAATTCCTTTCTTTCGCTCTTCTTCAAGCACCGCTAATCTATCATTTTTCCCTTTTTCCTCTATTCGTAAACGTTCTTCTAAGGATTGCGCTACTGCTGAATTACTCTCTACATATACATCTATTGCTTTTTTCTCCGCTGATAATCGCTCCTTGAGCTGTTCCATGTATCGCTTATTTGCTTCCTCTCGCTGTTTCTTCTGCTCGTCCAGCATTGCCTTATGTATCGTATTCACCTTATTATTTTGTGTTGTTTCAGCTTCTAACATAGCCGCTGTCTTTTCAGCTAATTCCGCTTTCTTGCGCGCCAACTCCGCCCTATCTGCATCGCTTGTATCGTTACTTGCAAACTTGAGGTTTAACAGCTCTTGTTCTAATCCGTTTCGTTCCCTTGCCAATGCATTAATACTCCTCTGTATCTCTATACTCTTCCTTGCGGCTTCCTCTCTCTCTTTAAAAGTCTTAGTAGTGTCCTCGGCTATCTTATTTTGTGCCTTAAATTGCTCCTTAAGTGCCGCTGTTTGCTCAATAAAGTCAGCTTCGGATGCTGATAGTTTTTGATTAATCTCCTCTATCCTTGCTCCTCGCTCCAGTGCTTCATTGATGGTGTCTTTCATCTCTTTACCCATTTGCTTCATTGACTCTATGGACTTCTTAACCTCTCCAGTCAAGTCTTTAACTCCTGTTACTGTCTGTAGTGTTCCTTCACCTACCTGCTTGAGTCCTTCCTTTATATCTCCTGTAAGGATACTACCTAATCCCTTGAATACATTCACCACCCCATTGATACGATTCATTACTTGCCCTTCGATGAATTTTAACAAGTCATCTAATATCTTCTTAGGATGGGTGAACGCTTCAACCAACGCCTTACCTACATTCTGCACTACTCCCCATAAAGTTTGAAATACCACCTTTAGTGGAGTTATTACCCTTGCAACCTTATCAATACCTTCTTGTGTGCTTGTAAGATACGCCACAAGGCTACCTAATAGAACGATAATAGCGCCTAAACCTGTACTTACAAGCACTCCTCTGAATATCTTCATTGCTAAAGAACTCTTTGCAGTGGCTGCTGCTGTGGCATTCATAGCTGTTGCTGATGCCTTGTTGTAATTAATGTAATTCATAATGATAGTCGCAAGCCCTGACATTTTGGATTTCATGGATTCGAGGTTTGCGATAATACCATTTAGGGATACCCCAAAGGAATTGTTATCCCCCAAAGCATCCAATATGGCCTGTTTATAGTTACCTACTTCTACTTGCGTATTTCCTATACTTTTCTGTAGCTCCTTATATGCCTTATCTTGTTCTTGTATAGTAGCTAATAAGGCTTTACCTTCGGCACTTTCTCTCTGCTCAGCTGACATTTCCGAATAAGCCTTCTTGTTCTGAGACAATGCCGCGGATAACTCCCTAATTGACCCAGTTAGGAGTGTGTTAGATTGCATGGCTGCACCATTTGCGGCTACATTTGCCTGCATAATACTTTCATACGTACGCAAGTCCTTTTGAGTTTCCTTTTGTACAGCTGTAAGTTGTGATAGTTGTTGAGTATATTCCTCCACGGATATATTTCCCTCTGCGAAATTCTTCTTGAGGGTCTTCATCTCTTCGGCTATCTCCATGAGTTTCTTTCGTGTCTCTCCGGCCTTCTTAGTGACCTCGTCTACATCTATATCTAATTGTGCGATTGTTGTTGCCATCTTATATTATTCTATTGGTTCTATCTTAATTAATTCTACCACTGCCAATCCATGTGCCTTGAAGGTGATTTTGTTAGGTAAAAATATCCCTCCAAGTTGCATAATGTATATGCGCTTGAAAAAGTTGAATTGATGAATATCAAGCGCGGTTAGGTTCATCTCGCATGTATATACTCGCATGTGATTGAGTACATTATTAAAGTTACCATAATAAGACTCTATGAGCTTATTCCATCGCAAGTTCAAAAATGAGGTGTGGCAAGGAATAATATAAAAATCGTTTATATTAATATCATCCCCTTTTATTGTCCCTTTATCTTGAAATAGCAATTCATCAGCAGTAACATTGAAGATGTGGAATCTATTATCTTTTGGTTTGTAACTTATTTTCACTCCTCCACCTTCTTCTTTTACTTCTTTTTCCCAGAAGTGAAACTCTTCCAATACATTACTATCATATTGAAGTTTCTTTGATTTTTCAATATCCACCCCTGCAAAGAATTTACCCTCTCTTTCCTTCTTGAATGCGAGTAGATCATCATTTATCACCATCACCCCATCTGCTCCGAATTGCTTATTCTCTTGCTCGTCATACTTCTTGTATAGGAAATGATTACGCCTTGCATAGGATGCTGTTGGTACATGAAATTCTAAGTTTGTGACCCTTACAAATTGGTCTGTCCAATCTATTAGAGGAGCTTCATTAAGTCTTTCATCTACAGTAAAGAAGTGTTGCACAGGGTCGTCTATATCTAATTTCATAGGAGTAAGCCCAAACATAATCATCAACTCTTTGAACAGGTCTAACATAGAGAGGTCGGATACCATCTTATTAACATTCTGCAGGGAGGTTTGTTCGATTTTAAATCGTATCTCAGGAGTGCCAATATATGTATTTTCAAGACGACCTCCTGCTAACAATAGCCTTACAAATACTCTGTCATTAGCTGAAAGTAAGTCAGGTATTTTTATAGAAAATACCCATCCGTTAGTATTAGTGTCTCTAAACTCTTCTATATATATTCCTCCTGCACTTCCTTTACATATAGGGGTTACATCATCATTCTTATATATTTCTATATCTGGTCTTAAAGTGGAATTACCTTGTATCCTACCTGAAATCACAAAATCCCAAGATCCAGTACTATCTGATGGCATTTGCAAGAAGGGAGTTTTATTTTCCACTTTGTTAAAATAAGAGGGGTGACGAGGGTTGTTAATTGTTAGATAGGCTTCTACTGCTTCTAATCCATCTGCTTTTTTAGAGGATCCACCTTTAATATTAGTCTGCTCAAACTGCACTAACACCCCTTTTGGTTCCCCTGTGTTAAGTACCTGAGAGGTAGTAATGAATAAGGTTTTGAACATTTTGGAATTGAAAAACGATCCTTCAAACCTTTGCCCTGACATTCTCATTACTTCTTTAAAAATCCACATAACATGTATTGCGGGTGGGCAATAGTAGAAGTTATAAGCCCCATCTATTAAGGTATCTCCTCCATATTCAGCCACTGGATATAAGTATCCTGTATTATAATTATCCTCGCGGTCTCTGATAGTCTCTATTGCATAAGATTGAGAAGTGCTTGTTATTACATCTGCATTTTTACTGTGGTTCAATTTATTTCCTATTATATCGGATAACTTATACAAATTCAACCAGTGGTAAACATCTTTCGTTTCTTCATGAAAAGCGAATTTGTATGTATCATTATACACCCCCATAAGATAGCCCTTAGCGTGTCGTACAATTGGCACTCCCTCCACAAGTACTTCTACTTCCTCGTAAGCTCTTTGAGGTCGTCCACTTACACTACCTACCATGCCTGCATAATCGAATATCTCATTATTGTTAGTGCTCATAGGTAGGTACATAACATCTGAGCATGAGAATTGCCGTGTATCAAATGAAAAGAAATTAGCACATTGCATATTCCAAGTAAACTCATCATTGAGCAAGTCGGCTTCTTGTCCATCTATAATTAATCGTATCATCTTTTTGTTATTATTTGTTGTAATCTGTTCTCTACGTTCTGCCTAATAGTCTTATAATATAGACTGTAAAATACTACATTGTAAGGTAATGCTTCTACTTGTTCGTATCTCAGGACATCACCTTGCGCCATTGTGTCGATAGTGGCAAGGTCATTGAATGGCTGTAACTGCTCGGCTCCTGCTTGTTGTAGTTGTGCTTCGTATGGGCTTGGTTCTCCTTGGAAAGCCTTATACTCTTGTTCAAGAACTCGCTTCACTTCATTAGTTAGGTGTTTGATACATGCATAAAAGCGATACACATTCATTCTTGCTGGGTGCTTTATCTTATATACCTTCTTGAATGCTTCTGTAACTTGAGAGAGCTCCCCGCTGCTCATTAAGTCTATTATCTCTCGCACTTCTCCCCATGTGAGGTCTGTTATATGTTCTATGCCATGCTTTTTCTTCCACCTCCAAAAGCCTCGATAAAAGAAAGGCAAAGGCTTAACCACTTCTAATAATAGAGTAGTTTCCTTTTGCCTTTCAGTTGGCATGAGTAGATATTGTAGTAGTGTCATCTGAATATTGGTTTAAATGTCTTTTTGGGTTTTAAGTCAAAGTATTCTCGCATGAGTATCATGTCACGATAATCAGGGCTTCGTCCTATGTTCTGTTTTATAGTGTCCTTGTTAATCACTGACAGCCTTTGCCCGTCCTTGTTGTCACTCTTTATCTGTTCCAACTCTTCTATAATACGCTCTTTTGTCTTCTCTGATAGCTCAGCGCTAATATATATGCCGTTATTATTGATACGCTCGGCTAACTTGTACAAGCATTGTGTTTGCAAATTCTTGTAGCTGGTAGTTTGTCCATTCTCATCAAGGGGGGAGCTGTTGTTCTTAAATCCAAGAATACCCGTGTTATCTACCACCCCTCCTCCTACACCATCCTCGTCAGCGATACAATTCCCCTTGGGTATGTTATACCTCATTCTAAGGGTGTGTATAAGCCCTTGTACCTCTGTCATTGCTGATATAGCTAATGTGTGTACCTCTATTAGCTCCCATCCTCTCCATACACCTATAACACACAAGTCAGAGCCGAAGCGTGCAATATCCGCGGATAGGAACATTTCCTTATCTATGGGTATTTGGTCATTCTTAAAAATAGCCAGTATCTTATCATAGTCACATAAAGCATTCGGATCATCATCATACTCCCATAGCCCATGCAATAATCGCTGTTTCTCTGCCCCTCGTAATGTACTTTCTAAGTTCTGAATATATTCTTTTGGTAACATCTTATTGTCATACGGAAGGGCCTGAATAAATGCCCTTCTCTTATCAAGCGTACCATCTTTGTAAGGCGTGTAAAACTCCTTATATAAAAAGTTCTTAGAAGGATTAGCGGTAATGAGTAATTTACCTTTCAAGTTATACTCTCTATTTTTCCATCTACCTATTGATATTTTAAGATTCGAATAACTATCATAATCAAACTCTCCTCCTTCTTCTATCCATCCGCGGGTAAATTGCATTGACCCAAATCGTTGATATTGTGGGTCGCTTGGTAAGTACCTACAATCTAATAACAACACTCTTGAGCCGTTGAATAGTTCGAAGTAATTATCCTGCCCATTGTATTTATATGCTTCTTGCGGTATTCCCCAGCCGTTGAGTACTTCATGAATGCTTGGTGTGGTAAATCGTCTCAAGTCATTCAACTGCTTACGCGCAATAAAGTACTGTGTGTTTGGATACATAAAAGCATCGGCAAATATCAAAGAGCAACCAATAAAAGACTTTCCTCCTCCCTTGGCTCCTCCATATAGCACCTCATCAATATCATCATTAGCCCACGCTTTACCACATTCTTTTTGTTTGCTGTTTCCGTTACTGTTAAACTCAAGCACTACATTACGCATAAGTGATTATTTAATTATTATCCCCGTCACTTGGAAAGGCTGTAAGTCTTTACCATCCTTACCCGTTACCTCTTGCTTACTTCTCAAGTTCCAATCATCAAACTTGCGCTCTATTATCCAAGCATACTTCTGCCATTTATCATCGTCGCTTTGGAGCTTCTTAAATAAATTCTTTTTTTGAATAGTAAGTGCTTTTTTATAAAGGCGCAAAAAATCAAAATATAAAGGGTCTTTTACCCCTCCAGCTTTCCAACTTTCAAATGTTCTATCTGCTACTTGTTGCTTTTCTTCAACCAAATCATTAGTTAGCATTCTTAGTTCATCATCTGTTAGAATAATGGCGTTAATATCTTCATTTACTACCTTCTTAAATGCTTCTATCCAAGTAAGGAGTTTTGATGGTCTTCCTCTTGTCTTTTTGGTTTCTGTACTTGATTTAGTTTTTTTCATAGAGTATATAATTTAACAATGATTATTGTATATAATTTTTTTGAATTATTGTATTTTCTTAATTACACTTTCTACAGCCGCCTTAAACTCCTCAAAGGAATAGCATACAGCGTAAGTATGTCCGAGGGTTTCGGCAATTTTCTGAAAGTCTTTTTGATTGTCTGTTTGTTTATTGCCCTTAACTTTCATCTCAATATAAAGGCTTTTACCTTGGGGGAGCAGTACTACCAAGTCGGCAACTCCTGCGAGTACTCCCTCAGCTTTGAGGCGTTGCGCTTCACGTACGTTTCGACTGCCCCCATTAGGGACGGCATATATCACGAGGTTAGGATACTGGAGCCTAAACCATTTTACACAGGAGGTTTGTAGGGTGCTTTCTTGGTGTTTCATTTGTTAGTTATTTGCAAATACTTCTTTTAATACTTCAGTAGGATAACTTTTTACAAATCCGTATTTTGCATCGTATTCATTGCCCATTGGTATATCTCTTTGTACACATATTTTAGCAGCTTTTTTACCCATTGAAATAGCTTGTTGTAAAGGTACTCTCCTGCCTACAATATTGCTATATCCTGAAATAGTGAAATAATCCTCGTTCTTAGTGGTTATTTTAGCTTCTATCTTGGTGAGACGCTCATTTTGCAATGCGATTTGTTCAGCTTGTGCTTGTTGCGCTTTTTCTAAAGCAATCATCCCTTGTGCTTGAGTCATTAATAACTCTCCAGCTGTCATTGGTTTGCTTGCTTGTTCAAGGCTTTCCAACCATTCTACTACACGTTTGCGAACAAACTTACTTTCACGAAGTAGTACTTGCTTTCCTTGTGCGATAGTGAGTTCAAACATAGGTTGTTCTCTATTCCATTGGTCTTTATAAGAGGTTGGCAAAATTTTTTGCTGACCTATTTCTTCCTCGAACTCATCTCTGATAATAGCTAACATAGTCTTATGCTGTAACTCTGTTTCTTTACCCTCTTCTTTCCTGAAAATATTGATTTGATCTACAAGCTCAAGACTTGAGACTGTCTTTTTACTTGCCATTTTTTGAATTGTTATTATACTATCCATAAGTAATGATTAATTATTAAAATTATTTCAAAGCGCAAAGGTACAAAAATATTTAAACTATTCCTACAATTTTTTTATATAATTATTTGAAAATGAGTAACATTTACATACGTTTTTGCGTATGCAAAAACGATAATAAAACCAACAACAAATATAACTCATTTTGTTAAATTGTGATTTTAAACCAAGTAAATAAAGGGTTACGAGGATACAGAAATAAGCTCCTTATAACCCTAAATCATTACTTTTTATTCGTACATTATTAATAATTCTAACTCTTTTGCGATAGCTTGTTCAATTCGTGCCCCTTTACTTTTTTCCCATCCTTGTAGCATGTATATACCCTCACATTGCAATAGGTTAGCAATATCCTTTGCAATATGTGCCTCCCAAGGGTCTGTTTCAGATAATCCATTACAAAGAGGATTGGTAACCTCGTGTCCTAATGATTGGAGTTTGTCGGCTACATCACTAAATCGCTTGCGTGTGTGAGTTAGGTCTGTGCCGCTAATCTTTCCTGAGATATATACTTTCATATTCTTAACTTTTTGACGATGGTTTGTACTTGTTCCTTGAGTTGGGTACGTGTGCATGTGTTATCAATCACAAAGTGAAAATCACTATCAGGCACATCGTCAAGGTCTATTTCGGATGGGTGAGTATCCATATTGCCCATTCTGCATTTCACACGGATAAAGACTGGGTCAAGTAGTTTCATTTGTTCGTATTCCACTTTGAAGCGCATGTCTGTGACAATCACTCTTGGAAATTCGTAATTCTCATATGCCAATCGCCTTAGCATTAGCTTAGCGAATATATCCTCCCCAAGTAGTTCCTTGTAAAAGTCGGCTGTCTTTCGGTACAGCTCTCTTATGGTTAGGTTGCTCGATATACCATTGACATCTACTAATCGGCTTTCCTTGTATAGGTCTAATGTGTAGGGGGTCTGTCTTGTTACTTGAGACACTATCTCTTTTACAGGCTCGGCAAAGGCTCTTAGTGCGTATTTACGTTGGGTGTAGTCATTGAATAGATTAGCCACGGTGTCCTTACCTACTCTTTTCTTTCCTGATAGGACGATGAGTTTTTTATTCATAGTTGTTCGTTTTTATAGGTTTGTATGAGTGCTTTTACGAGGGCTTCACGGGCTTCATTGTAATCGTCAAATTCACCTTGCCAATCTAATTGATTTATTCGATATAAATTAGGCTTTGAAATCTCAAAATAATAGTAAATACCTTCATTAGGATAAGGGAGATTCTCTAATCCGATGTAACTATCAAACCCTTTCTCTCTGAACCACTCAAAGACTTGTTCCCATGTAGGGAGTGATAAATATACATAATAACCTGTGGAATTTTTATTGTTATAATTATACGTGTTAGGAAGAAGAAAATCATCATCTTCTTCACTTATATCTGCGTAACAACACATTTTGTTTACATCTTCATAAAAATTCCAAAAGAAATGACATTCTTCTTCAAAACCTATTTCTTTGAGTTCTTTGGCTATCTCTATAGGGACAAGCCAAGTGGGGTAATTTTGTGTATTCATTCTAATATTATTTTAGTTCTAATATTATCTTAGATATTTTATTTTGTGTGATTTTATAGAAATATTTATCTGCAATCTCTTTTTCCTTAAATCCTAAAAAAAATTCTAAGAAATCATCACCTGAATAGTATGATATTTTAATAACAAACATTTCTTTTTCCTCATTGTAAAATTCTTCAACAATAGGTTTTATACCTTCTAAGTTGTAGATTTCAGTTTTGTTATTTTCAGTATTCATCTTTTTACTGGTATCATCTTTAAATAAATCATCAATATTCAAATTATCAATGTCACCTAAGTTAATTTGCTCTTTGATTATAGCGCCTGTATTATTTATAACTTGCATCATTTTCTTTTTTAATTAATCTTTCACAAATTTACCGTTAATCATTTTTCCAGTTCTGTTCTTGATTTCGTTGTAGGCGATATTTAGGCACTCCTCAAGGGTGGTGCTTTCTAAGAAAGCTATATTATTTAGATAATAAATTATGTAACTAAAATTAAAAAAAATAGTTTTAGGTTGTTCTTCATACATTCTACCCGTTGTTATAAAAGTGCTATTCATTAAACTACTAAGTTTTCTTAGCGTATATAAAGACAATATCACTTTATCTTCCTTTGTTTCGTCCCCAATATTTAAAACATCATTGATTTGTATCCAAGCATCTATTTTCATAAAATAGCAGTAGTTAATGAGAGTAACCATTACATCACCTATCGCATCTTGGATAGCTGGCTTGTCATTGTCATAACACGCCTTAATAAGCTCGCCAACCTCCTCGTGTGTCTTAAGGAGTTGGTCAAATGGGGTGCTTTTCTTAAATATCCCCCTTCCTTTTGCCCACTCTTGGATAAGTGGGACGAGTTCTTGAATTGTTTTCATGGTTCTAAAAATTTTAATCGTTTTGCTATCATTGTTACTATATCCACGGTTACGGCGTTACCTATGAGCTTGTATCGTTGTGTCTTTGAAATGCGCCTTATTTTTCCGTTATAATCGCCATATTGTGTCCAGTTGTCGGGAAAACCTTGCAGGCGTTCACATTCTATTTCTGTAAGGCGGCGCACACCATTAAGTAAATTATTCTCTTGAAAGGCGTTGCTCGATATGGTAGGGCAAATAGTGAGGTCAGCACCTTTATTTTTCCCTCTTTTAAGCTGTCTTATCACAGTCATATCAGAGTGCAATCCTCCTGAGTGCCCTCCGCCTGTGAGTGTGGCTGCAACCTTAGGGACTATATAAGTATCATAACTCCCCATCTTGGAGTAGCGGGCTGTTATTGTTCGTGCAAGTGAAGTTTTGAAATTTCGACCTCTCCAACCTTTTTCCCTTGTCTTTCTGTCAAGTAATTTATCATTTTCTCTGAAAGGAAATACTCCTGGGATACTTTTTCCTCCAAGATGTCCGATAAGGTAAATCCGCTCTCTATTTTGGGGTAAAACCCAGCTTGTATTAAGCAATTGCCATTCGATTGTATAACCCCCAATGTTGGCAAGCGTTTGGATAATAGCCCAAAAGTCTGCACGAGCATTTGAGGAGAATGCTCCCTTAACATTCTCCCAGACAAATAAACTTGGTCTGAGCTGAGCAATGAGGGCAATTGCGTGCGCGATAAGGCTACTTTTGGCTCCTTTAAGCCCCGCTCTTCTTCCAGCAAATGAGAAATCTTGGCAAGGCGATCCGAAAGTGATAATGTCAATTCCTGTAAAGTCTCCTCCGTGAATAGAGGTAATGTCTCCGAGGTTGATTGCATGAGGAAAATTGTATTTATAGTTAGCAATAGCGTGTTTGTCGATCTCACTAAAATAGTGCTCTGTGAATTGGTAACCTGCCCGTTGGAGGCCCAGAGCAAAGCCCCCAATTCCGCTAAAAAGGTCAATAATTTTCATACTTAAAAATCTATTTCTTGACTTAGATTATCAGTTATATGTGGGGCGGGAGAGGGCGAAGGTTGCGTAGGCTCTTCTATAGCGGGTATATCCCCAAGCTGCTTAGTATCTATATAAAAATGCTCTAAGGAATTGCCATTTTCGGTTTTGCGCTTAGCCTTCTGTAACTCCCATTTATGGATATTACA